ATGCCATTAACAGACACCAAAATACGAAGCGCCAAGCCTCAAGATAAACCTTATTCGCTTCAGGATGGTCAGGGCCTCTATCTTGATGTCAGGCCTACCGGTGCCAAGATATGGCGATACCGGTTCTGGCTGTCACCAAAAAAAGACGGGCGCTATACGATAGGCGAGTACCCTGGCGTCTCCCTGGCTGACGCCAGAAGAGAAAGAGAGTGGGCAAGGGAACAGGTTAGGCAGGGAAAAAATCCAACCATCGTCAAAGACACTGAAAAGCTGATGGTTATGGGTGATGCAGCGAACACCTTCAAATCAATCGCTGAAGAATGGTATGAGCGAAAGTGCCAGACCTGGGCAGAGAAAACTCAGATAGTTAATCGTGGATTCCTGGATAAGCACATCCTGCCCGCAATAGGGAAGATACCAGTAAAGGACGTTAAAGCGGCGCACATACTTGCATTGATGCGTAAGCTAGAGAAGGCAGGGAATGCTTATTCCGCAGGAAAAGTGAGACAGATATGTTCGGCCGTTTTTTGCTACGCCGTCGCCACACTGAGAGCTGAAGTCGATCCATCGTATGCCCTTCGCGGCGCGGTGATGCAGAAGCCTACCACCCACGCTAGACCGGCAACTACAGAAGAGCTTCGTCAGCTATTTGTCTCGCTACGAAATTACAAAAGCCCGGTCATGGTTATCTGCATAAAAATGCTGGTTATGACATTCGTGCGTCAACAGGAACTTAGGTTTGCCAGGTGGGATGATATCAGCTTAGAAAAAGCCGAATGGATAATCCCAAAAGAAGTGATGAAGAAACGCCGCGAACACCGCGTTCCGTTGTGCGACCATGTTATCGCATTGCTGGAAGAACTTAAACCACTGACAGGTGATAAAGAATATCTCTTCCCCAGCCCATCAAAGCCGGGCCAACCAATTGCCAAAACCACCATTAATCGCGCTATCGAGTATCAGGGGTTTGCAAGCGGTGAGATAACCGGGCATGACTTCCGCGCCACGGCATCCACCGCTTTGTATGAGCAAGGCTTCAGGCCAGAAGTGATAGAAGCACAACTGGCTCATCAGCAAAAGAATAGGGTAGCTGCCGCGTACAATCATGCGGAGTATATGAAAGAAAGAAGGGAAATGATGGATTGGTGGGGAGGTGTTATTGCTGGCCTGATCGAGGACAAGAAGTGATTTTATCCTTTATCCACGCATCGACTTCACTGGAAGGCCATCTCACGCTTCTGCCAATCTTAACAGGACGTGGAAATTTACCATCTCGCATCCATTCATAAATGGTAGGCTTCTTGTAGCCGGTTGCCGCGCACACATCGGTGATCGGCATGAGTCTATCGCTCATTGCTGTATTCATTCGATTATCTCCAGGCGTAAAAAAGCCGCCCTCAGGCGGCCTGTTCATCTTCACGGTTGGTTAGGTCATAAAACTGACCGTACGTTAGCCTCTGGAAGCTTTCGGGGATTACCACATCACCGTGACGCTCACTTTTGTCGTTTGGGATAGCGAAAACCAGCGCATCATCACGGCCAGGACATTTACCGCCATACGTGCTCAGCATGGCAAACCCGCATCCTCGACCCGCTGGTCCGCCAATGCCTGTTCGCATGACACCATAATGATCAATGATGTACGACTGCCAGAGCGGCAGAGCTTTGAGTTGCTTGTTTGCCTCATCCTTTACCGCTTCCAGCGTTTTTTGATACTCACGGCCTTCTTTGCTGTTTCCTTTGCCTCGCGCGATAACAACTCGCTTGCCTTCCCAATAGTCCTCGCTTTTGATGGTCACCGGGGCAGGGAATGCAAATCCTTTTTCCCACACGAATGCCTGTATCAGACCGCCCTTATCCCCCCAACTGCTGCTATTTGTCCATGCGATAGCTCCAACCTTATCAATGGCCGCCTGCATGATTTCGTTTCGCTTTTTGCCTATTGGGTCGTATCCATCAATAAGCGCCTTCACTTCCGGCCCTTCAACGATGTAGTAGTCGTAATGTTTGCTCTGGTCAGACATAAATTTCTCCAATAAAAAACCCGCCGAAGCGGGTCATGGTGTTAACTCAAATTCATCGTCCCACGGCGGGAATGTGCTCATCCGTCCATGTGACATGATGTACTCCGATGCCGCGGCCATAGAGCATGGCTTCTCAAATTCCAGCATGAACACGTCATCGTAAGCCTTCCCTAGCCACCACCCGCCGCCGTATTCGAGCGCACGCTGAATGAGCACCCATCGCCCTGGCGTAATGCGGTGATGTATCTCGCCTCTGTAAATAATCAGATAGTCCGAGTCTTTGCTCATGACACACCTCAAAATAACTGTATTTATATACAGTAAATTGAGGTGGGCGGGCTGTCAATTCTTGCCCGGTGCTGCGATCATGGCGGCGCGGCAGGCTTCATCGACCATCGCCTCTACGTTTTCGAGCAACACGTAGCTGTATTGCTGGCCGCTAATCCACTCTTTGCGGCGTGGTAATGCTCTCGGGTCAGCCACAATTGAGCGCAAGTGTTCCAGTGCATCAGGCACACCCGGCGCGGGCTGTGCTAAAGCAGCAATCCGATTACGCAAAACTTCTTCACCCGGCAGCGGGCCAGCTTTGAGAAATTCTCGTGCTGATGAAAACTCTGCTTCTGGTAACTCTTTTAAAATTTGCTTAAGGAAACAAATTGCCTGCATGCGGTGACCATCAAACTGAAGTGCTAATTCACGCCATTTGATTTCGCTATCATCATCAACAGGCTCCGCCCGCTCCCGCAGCGCCAGCACAGACAACACTCGATCTGTTAACAGGCGCTGCGCCTCGTCGCTCTGAATATCCGGCTCACCCGGCCCACCGAATCCCGCAAAAAAATCTGCAATTTCGCTGGCGATAACTTTGCTTATTTCGCTCATGCTTCACCCCCTGTCTCAAGATTGATGCCCGCCCGGTCGCACGCGTCGTGCAGCGCTTTGTACCACTGCTCATCGCGCTGTTGTACAGCTACTGCGGCGTAGTCATAGCAGCGGCGCGGCGGAATGATGACCTCTAGCTTGCGCGCCTCAAGCTCAGCTAAGCGCTGCTGCGCTATTCCCAGCGCTGACTCCAACTTAATCTGCGCAAGCTTTGATTCAGCAAACAGTTCACAGGCCACCTCCATATCGGTGCCGCGCTTCTCTGCGGCTTCCAGCGCTGCTATCAGCTCAAGAACAGCCTTTGGGCTTGCTTCGGCAATAAACGCTGCGTCGTCTTTCAGGCAATGCTGCGCAACTGCCTCAATACCTACGCGCACCTCGTATCCGCGCGCTCCACTATGCGGCTTATATGCAGACCAGTCGCCCCCGTGTGCCTTCTCAGCCGCCGCTTTCAGTTTTGCTATGTTCATGCGGCACCGCCATGACGCAGCTCGGCGGCGAATTCAATGAGTGCACTGTTAACTGCAAGCGCCCCTGTAGTTCGCTGTTCGGCCTCTTCGTAACTGATGCCATTTGTCTCCATCACACAGTCTGTGTCGAAAACTCCATCGAGCGAGTCCAACGCAGAGGTGATGGCCTGCGCCCTTACTTCGCGCAGGAATGCGTCGGTGGCGGGGGTTTTGATAGCGTCAAGCGCGGTATTACCGCAATCGTCAAGGAGCTGCTCTGTTGGTCGATACTCAATACCAAAACTGCCCCTTACCGGCTTAAATCCGAGTCGATAGAAGTTTGCGCAATCAGCAAGCTTTGCATTCTCCGCCGCCAACTGCTCGCACTGCTTCGTCTTTTCGCGCAGCGCCAGAGTGGTAACGTCGAGCTTATCCGCCAGGCGGACAATCATCTTCGCGATATCCAGCAGCGGTGTATTGCTGTCGAGGCACTTCGCCAGCTCATGACCAGCTGCGATTAATTCGTCGTTGTTCATTTCTTCGCTCCCAGCCAGCGGTTGAGGTATTTGTTGTTATTCATAGAGCCGAAGCTGTTGCGTTTCATAAGCTCTTCACGGCTCGGCATCGGAGTTTGTTTGCGGTCAGACTTACCACCGACCGTGACGGTTAAATAATTTGCCTGGTCTCTGGACATGGTTAACTCCTTAATCGCTACGAACGTGACCGTAGCGACCGAGGAAGCGGCGCATACGGTTATCTGTTTCTTCAGGGCGGCGTGGGCCGGTTGTGACAAATCCGGGAATGAACGATGCCGCAAGGTTGTCATCCCACAGTTGACGGTCGGCCAGCGCGTCAGCATGGCGTGTCATGCGAGCTTCCTTGCTCTCGGTTTCGTACTGCTTTCCCAGCGTCTCTTGCAGGTGTGCTTTAATGCGCGCCAGCACCTCTTCTTTGGTGCCGGAGCGTTTTGGCGGGCGTGCGTATCCCGCCCCGGGAAGAGGTGATGACATTGATGGCTCCATTATTTTTGAAGGATTACCCAGGATTGGAGCTCTGTGCAGAACTCCGCGCCGATATTTTGCGGGTGTTCGGGAGGGAGAATGACTTGCTTGCCGGTATTCCTGTCTATTCCGTGAGAAGTTATTAGCTCTGGCTTTCCAGTTGCTTCATTCACCTCTTCCGTGGTGATGACATAAACAATCTCCCCCTCCCGCTTTAAAAAGGCACGTCGTCTTCGAAGTCCATAGGAGGGGCTGATGACTGTTGAGTTGGTTGTCTTTGTTTTGTTGTCTGGGATTGCTGTTTCGGCTGGTCTGACTGCTGCTTTCCACCAAGCATCTGCATGGTGCCGCCGACGTTCACCACGACTTCGGTTGAGTAGCGATCCTGACCGCTCTGATCCTGCCACTTACGGGTGCGCAGCTGACCTTCGATGTACACCTGCGAGCCTTTACGCAGATATTCGCCCGCCACTTCCGCCAGCTTGCCGTACAGCACGACGCTGTGCCATTCGGTCACTTCTTTCATCTCGCCGGTCTGCTTGTCTCGCCACGATTCAGATGTTGCGAGGCGAAGACTTGTTACCGCTCCGCCGTTAGGCATGTAGCGAACCTCAGGGTCTTGCCCGAGGTTGCCGACCAGAATTACTTTGTTTACGCCTTTGCTCGCCATTTATGCCGCCTGTTTCAGTTCTTTGATTCGGATGCCGGTTACGTCTTTGCACTTAGCCTGGTGTTCAGGGAAGCCGTTAAGACGCGTCCATGTTGATGCGTACTGCTCCTGCAATTTCTTGGCGTCGTTCTCGGTGCCTGCATACTGCGTGAACTCGGCCAGAATGGCGTCAGCATCAGCAGGCTGGATGTGGTGAACCTCCGCATCAGCATCAATCGCCGTCTCTTCTGTCGGAATGCAGAACGCCTGAAACGCTGCGTATTTGTAGGCAATCGACATGGCCTTGTTCGTTGCCTTGTCGCCGCTATCCATCGCTTCGCCGTAGGTGACTACTGTGTGAACACTGCCGTCTTTTGTGCTCACAAAGTCGAACTCTGCTTTGACCACCACATAGAACAGCACGGTGCCTTTTGGGGTTGTGCGCTCGGTTACGGTGCGCTCAGTGATGCGGGGGAGGATAAGGAGTCCGTGATTAACCAGCGCCGGAGCCAGCGCGTTATAGACCTGGTCGATGCCGCGAAACTTGAAGTTTTGCTGAGTGTTCGTCCTGTCCTTGCTGATGCCCGTTGCTGCCATTTCCTTGGCTACAGCGCTGATTGCCTGATAAACAAGCTTCTCTGTCATGAGTAATTCCCCGCGAACTCTTGCCACGTAATAGGCTGATTCATGCGCTCAGCCGCCAGGTTAATCTGCTGCTCCACCTCCTCTTCAATTTCAGGAGAGATGAGCGCGATAAAGTCGTCGTCTTCTAATTCATGCAGCATGTTTTTTATTCCAGTCGTCGTCCTGAATATCGTTCCATCCCATCGCGATTTCCCACGCCCATTCATAGGCTGAGTGGCGTCCTTCATCCGTATCCGGGAATGCGGATTCATAGAGCTTGTTGAACTCGCGATTACCTTGCTGAACCAGAATGGTTCCGTTAACTGGCAAAATAGTCATAACGCGGTACTCCGGGTTGAGAGAGGATGTCGGCCAGCTTTTTCCAGCCAGTGCGTAACTTGCGCGTGATGCGATCGAGAAGGGATTCGTGTAGCTGGAAAGCACCCATGCGAGCGCCTCCCGCGATTGCTAGAATCATGGGTGGTTCCTTATGTTTGAATGATTGGCATAGCGAAAACGCCTCGAATGAAGCGCTGTTGATATGCAGGCGAAAAAAAGCCCTCCGGAGAGGGCGAACAACTTCAGGGGATAATGAGGGTTTCTCCAATAACCAGAACAGGTCTTACAGTTTACTGTTCAAGCTATTAAAGTTTGTACACGAGCTACCGCCATGTTAACCCGTCTATAAACTTGATTATCGATTAGTTAATGAATTGCGTTTTTCGGTTGCTTGCTCGTAAATAAAAGCGGCTAACTCTATATCGTTATGATATCCAAGGAATATAGGTCTGCTACCAACTCTTATCTGCACCTTCCATTTGTGTTTTTTAACATCCCAACTTACACCAACATAACCACTGGTATTCTGTGAAGTGATTCCCCTATTGCGCATATTTTCGACACGAGAGCAATTTCTTAGGTTTTCTATGCAATTGTTTGTTTTGCATCTATCTATATGATCAATTTCATCAGCAGGATATTCACAATATATAATAAGCCAAGCGAGTCTGTGAGCCATACACTGATTTCCAAGAATATTAATCCTTAAATATCCATCCTTATCCTTTGACCCCGCCTGCTTGCCTGCAAACAAAGCGTTAAATGATTTTGAGTAACCTGCTTCACCACGAAATCTTTTCTTCCAATGAAAAAGACCAGTATGCCTGTCGTAATCTAGCAGACGCATTACTAATTCGCGGTTAATATTTGCCATTCACTCCTCCTCGCCGATGGCTTTAGCTCGCACGCCGTGACTTTCTTGTTTCGTTTTGCCATGTAGAGGCCGCAGCAACTGCGTCTTCACCATCGAAAACCTGATTATTCGGGTCATTTTTAGCGATGATCTTCGGACGCTTTTCGTCCACAGCCTTAAACACCCAGCTTGTGTCGCTCTCCTTGAGCACATTGCCTGAAATTAACCATCCATTTGATTTTGCGTGTATAGCCATATCTCACCTCATATAAGTGGCTTGCTGCCAAAAAGAATGCCCTCCGGAGAGGGCGGCTTTGATTCGTCTCTAGCCACATAACCTGGAGTCATGCGCACTCTGTCCATTAAAGGACTGTAGCCGGGCTAACTTATCTGCCATCGGATTGGGGATGGTCAGAAACGTTCCTGCATCGCGCCAAAGCCATAACGCTAGCAGTAGAGACAGGATATAAAGTTGCTGCATTAGATCTCCTGTCTTTGAAAACTAAATTAACGGAATTGATTTGCCTTTAACCTTTTGACGTCCGACACAAGTCACGCCCATCTCATGGCGCGGCGCGCTGTACCATTTGCGGTTTGTTTTCTGTTGCGTTACTTCCGGCTCCTGGTAATCGCGGAGAGCTACGAGCGAAGTGGCCCGGTCTACGCGGCTTGCATGCTTGTGTGATTCTTCCTGAGAAGCGTCAGGAGCCTCGCAACCTAAAATTGAGTCGATGATATTGCCGATAGCGTCACGCTCGATAGCGAGCTTTCTGCGCCGCTCATGACGGCGAGTTTTAGCGTTACCAGCTGATACTGAAGAACCATATTGGATAATCGTCATGGCCTTGTCCTCGTGTGAAATGGCTTTGGTGGTGCAGGCAGTCAGGCGGCTAACCCTGACCGCGTACTCATTGCCGAGCGCCTCCGCCGAAGAGGTTGGCTTCTGCCCGCACCCCAAACCCCATCTCGTTTGGTATCTGTTCGCGCTTTGTCAGCGCACCGTCGAAGTTAAAGAGCGATGCCAATCTGTTCCGTTTGGCTACCAGCGTCCTGCTGATGGCATAACAATACAAAACGTACTGAACATCGTCAATACAAAATGTACTTAAAAATGACGTAAAAATACGAAGTGTATGTTTTATATTGGAAAATAGTTTTTGCGGGTATTAAAAAACCCGCCGTAGCGGGTTGGGGAATTTTAGAGGCCTTGCCATTTGGCTTCGATAACGACGCCAATTATTCGGCAGTTACCGTCTATAGGGATCATGTGATAGCTGGGGTTAAGGGGTTTCAGGTACTTTTGTCCGGCGTCGACGATGTACTTCTTAAATGTCGCCTCGTTCTCAGAGTCCAGCTTTGCCACCACCAGTCGACCGCTCGTTGCCTCAATGGCCGGGTCTACCAGTATCTGCATTCCTTCTGGAATGCTGAGTCCTGACGGCGCTGTCATCGAGTCGCCTCTTACCGTCAACCAGAACGATCGCTCGCTGGCATGAGATGTCGTTTCCGGCCATACCTCTACTTCCTGAAGCTGATATGGCTCCACAGCCTCGCACCAATTTCCTGCGCTCACCCAACTAATCAGAGGGAATCTCCTTACTTCCGTATGAGGGCGTGGATTGGAAACGTTGGCCAGATCGTCACTCGGGTAGTCAACCATACCATCAGAGCTCAGAACCAGCTCCTTCAGTCCGAGCTGCTTCATGATTGCCGCTATATCTTCAATGCTTGGCTCGCGGCGGCCATTCAGCCAATGACCTATCGCACCCTGAGTTTTACCCAGAGCTTCAGCAAGTTTGTCCTGCGTGAGGCCAATCTGTTTCATCCTGGCTTTAGCCAGTTCATTCCACGGTGTTTTCATACGCCGATTATTACGACTTGTATTGACAGTGACAACGCACAAAATGTATTAATCCTCTTGCGTTCTCTCAGTACGGAATGTATTATTGATGCATGTACCATCCTGAGGAGATAACCGATGAGCAATCTTCGGAAAATCCGGGAAACCATGAAGGTCTCCCAAGCCGCACTGGCTGAAAAGGTTGGGTGCACTCAGGGAGCGATTGGACATTACGAATCAGGGCGGCGACATCCGGATTTAAAAATGTGCCGTTCGCTCGTTGAAGCACTCAATAGTTTTGGGGCGAAAGTTCAACTGGACGATGTATTTCCTCCTGAATTGAACGCCGCCTAAGCAGTACCCGCTCTTTACCAATCTGAACCGCCGACAACGCGGTAACTCATTTAAGTGGCAGGCCCCACGGTCTGCGCACGTATATATCTAAACAACAAAGGAAGAATACCGAATGGAACTTACAAGCACACGCAAGAGAGCCAACGCAATTACCAGCAACATTTTCAACCGCATTGCTATTCGCGGTCAGCGAAATATCGCATCGCAGCTGGGCGTTGATGAGTCGCAAATTACCCGTTGGAAATCCAGCATGATCCCCAAGATGTCGATGCTGTTGGCAATTCTGGAATGGGGAGTTGAAGACGAGGAATTATCGAGTCTTGCGAAGCAGGTAGCACTGCTTCTCACAAAAGATAAAGCCCCAAGCGCTGGAACGCTTGAGGCTTAGCAAACTGTGTTACGCCAACACAATCAACAGGAGACATTTTAATGCGAAAACGCAGGAAGTACCAGGAAAAAGAAGAGATTCGGCACCCTGAATCACCTGACGGGTTGGTTGTAGCGGCAGCCAATAACAGATCGTTCGCTGAACGGTTCATTGGTGTTTATCGACTGGCTAAGGCAGGAGTGAAGAATGGGCGTCGTTAAATTAGCAGACTACCGGCAGCAAGAACGCCGCGTAAACCAGCAGGAGGCAGCCGGTATGGGGTTTGTCTCTATACACCGCCAGTTTATGGATATCCGACTCTACAAGGACTCTCAGGCCGTGCATCTTTGGGTGCATTTAATCCTCAAAGCAAATCACGATGATGCCGTCGTAAACACCGATGTTGGACCGGTCACCGTTGAGCGCGGGCAGATGATTACAGGTCGCCCGACACTGGTCAGCGAAACGTTCATTCCCGACAACAAAGTGAAAAGCCTACTGCGCAGTTTTGAGGCCAAAGGGATGATTACCGTCACGTCGATGCAGAAGAAATTTAGCCTCATAACCATCGTAAAATATGACGATTTTCAGGCTCAAAATTGTCCAACGAATGTCCAAGACTTGTCCAACGCTAAACCCAGTAAAAATGCGGCTCTCAGCGATGTTTGTCCAAGCGATGTCCAACGTTTGTCCATAAACAATAATATAAATAATTACTCTCTTACTAACGTAAGAGAGAGTGCATCTTCCTCAGAAAATCCAGAACAGAAAAAACCGTCTCTCAGCTGCGAGCAGGTGGTCGAAGTTTACCGGCGGGTTCTCCCTGAAGCGCAGGGGATAAACATCCTGACTGACAAGCGGAGAAACCTGATCCGCACCTTCTGGCAGAAAGCCAGCAAAGTTACCCGGCAACTGGACGGACATCCGTTCACCCTGAATGACTGGGAAGTCTATCTGAACTACATCGCCACCAACTGCCGCTGGATGCTGGAAAACAGACCTGACCACCGCACCGGCAAGACCTGGCGGAAAAAGTCGATTGAGTTCTTCCTGAACGTCGATGTGTACGCAAAGACGCGAGAGGGTGCCTGCGATGACCTCTGATTACAAAACCCTGCCGAGCAACTACGAAGCTGAACAGGCCGTTCTCGGCTCAGTGATGGTCGCCCCGGACAGCGACAACGTCCAGAAGGTGCTCGGCTTCCTGAATGCGGACATGTTCTACAGCCGGCAGCACGGCAGAATCTTCGCTGCGTTGCAGGGACTGAACGCCAAAGGCAAGGCGCTGGATATGCTGACGCTTTCAGACGCACTTGAGATGCAGGGAGAGCTTGAACAGGTAGGCGGTTTCGCTTATCTGGCAGACATATCCCGCAACACGCCAAGTGCAGCAAACGTCATGCACTACGCCAATGTCGTGAAGGACAAATCGACAGAGCGCATGGCAATCGAGCAGGCTACGCAGATGCTTGAGGTGCTCTACTCGCGCTCAGGCATGACGACCGCGCAGAAGCTGGAAGCCGTTCAGGCGCTGGCGATGAAGGTCGATGACAAAGCCAAAACCGGCAATCATCGCGGCCTGATGACATTCAGAGATGCATTCAACAAGTGGACTTATCAGGTCGGTGAGCGACTGGAAGGGAACCCGTCATCGGTAGGCCTGACGTCCGGGATTGAAGCGCTGGACGATATGCTGGAGCCCAAACGAATCGTACGCGGATCTCTTTTCGTTGTCGGTGCGCGCCCGAAGATGGGCAAGACCACCGTCTACCAGAAAATGGCTATCCACTGCGCACTGGTAGAAAACCTTCCAACCCTCGCATTCAGCCTCGAAATGCCAACCGAGCAACTGGTAGAGCGAATCATCTCGCAGCACTCCCGAGTGAAGTCTGATGTTTTTTACCAGAATGGCTACAACGAAAACCAGTTCGCCCAGGCACTCGCCATGGGTACGCAGATTGCCGACAGCAATAACCTGTACATCGACGATACGCCGGGGCTTTCTCTGGCTCACATCGTTTCCGAGTCTCGCCGCATTAAGCGCGAGCGCGGCGAGGTGGGGATGGTTCTTGTCGACTACCTGACACTTATGGCTGCCGAGAAGGCTGATACCGAGGCGCAGGCTTACGGCATCATCACCAAAGGTCTCAAGGTACTGGCGAAAGAGCTTAACTGCGTTGTGGTGCTTCTGGCGCAGCTTAACCGTGGTTCCGAGGCTCGCGCCAATAAGCGCCCGCTGCCGAGCGACTCACGCTCTACCGGCCAGATTGAACAGGACTGTGACTACTGGCTCGGTATCTATCGCGAATCGGAGGATGACGACACGGTTAACCCGGCAGAAACAGAGCTGCTTTTGCGACTCAACCGCCACGGCAACACAGGCACCGTTTACGTTGAGCAGCGCAACGGCATTCTTTACGACATCGACCAGCAAGAGGCGCGTTTCCGCAGGGAAGAGCGTGAGCGTAAACCGAATAAGAAGGGGGGGATTCTGATGGTCGTCAGTGGATATTCAATGGAGCTTTATTGCGATTGCCAATCCTGTGAAAAGTACCGGTCGCAACCTGAAGCTGCATCGACGCGAATAGGCTTCGATGAGTACGGCGGAGAGACGTTCAGAGATTGCCTGAGGGAAGCAAAAAAAGGCGGCTGGCGTTTCACTAATGACAACCTTAAATGTTACGCACCGGGCCACGCCATGCGTGCGGGGGATTAACCATGAGCAAGGCAACCACAACGGCGGCGCTTCAGAGCGCAGCGCTGAAGGAATTCTCTGCGCGCAATCAGCGCTATTGGTCAGCATCAAGCCTGCCGACGCGCGAGAAGGTGAAGCACCGGAAGCCGCTTAAGGCATACCGTCGCGACCGGGTTATGAACGCCATCCTGCGCCGGGATATCAACCGAAAACTGGAAGTCGCCCGCAACGAAATCATCGCCAGCACTGGAGGGAAGAAATCATGAGCACTATTAGCAATGAGCGTTTAGAGTCGCTGCAACGTCAATTCAAGGAAGAAGGTTTCAACGACATCAGCGATTCCGAGATTATGCAGTTGGTAGAGGAAAATCTGGCGCTGCGCAAAGAGCGGGAGCAGGCGGAGCCTGCATATTATCTGAATCAGATTGACTATGGTGATGGGGAAGGTTTCGAGCTAAGAGCTTACTTTCGTGAACTTGATGCCATGAAATCTAAAGATGACTTCGGCGGCGTTGTCATCCCCGCCTACACCGCACCGCCCGCGCCGGAATTCCCGGCCGCTTACGAAATTAACGATGATGCTACGGACTATCACCTGGGCTGGAATGCCTGCCGCGCCGTCATGCTTAAGTCTGGCAATGACGATATTGGTTCATGGAGCAACCATAAGAATACGCCGACCGATAAGGCAAAAAGCGAGATGAGCCGGAAGGCAGAACAACTGGTACGCGACACGACAGCGCTGGCAGAAAAACTGAGCGCCGAAGCCGACACCACATCGCAGCAGCTCGAATCGCTGGCAGGTAAGGCGGTTGGTGGCTGGATTCCATGCGGCGAACGGATGCCGGAAATTGGTGAGGAGGTTTTAATGCGTATCTCATGTAATGACCACTTCAATATCGAGAGTGGAAAATACAAAGGTGATGGGCTGTGGCTGGGCTGTTGGTTTTCAACTTATGGAAAAAAGGGAGGCCCATATCAAGTCACGCACTGGATGCTTATCCCAGCGGCACCTGAGCCATGCAAATAACCCTCGATGACATAGACACTATCGCCAGATACATCGGCACCCCTCGCTTCATCGACATAGAAACACTCACCAAACGATATCTCTTTACCAGCCAGCTGATAATGCTTCAGGCAATCAGTAAGGCTAGGTATTGAGCGGAGCAATCCCATGAAAACGATACGAGCCAAAATTCTCGCCATCATGAATGCCGGGATGGTTTTAACCACGAACGAAATATCCCGCCGGACAGGCAACACACTCGAAGCAGTGCGTGTCGTACTCAACCGCATGCAGAAAGACGGTGAGCTAACCGGAACCAGCCAGAAGCCCCGGCGCTGGCGTCTGGTCGATTCCGTTAACCACAGAGCTGAGCTTATCCGCTGCGTGAAAACCTTCGGCGCGTTAACGGCAATTCAGGCCAGCGAAATTACCGGCCTTGCTCCGGTGTACTGCATCAACACCATGCGGGTGCTGGAGATGAACGGCGAGCTGACGCGTAAGTACATCCACACAGAGCTATCAGATGGGCGCAAGACACGCTGCTACGAGTATTACCCGGCACCTGAGCGCAAGCCGATTAACCAGGCTGCGCCGATAAGCCCCTTCGCAAAACTCATCACCTCGCGAATCGGAGCCTGATATGAGCATCATAATGCTGGTCTTCATCGGCCTGTGCTTCATGTTCGCGGCCATCGTTGAGCAGGACGGCCTGATGTTCACTGATGCGCTAATTCTGCTGTGCAGTGCATTCGTATTGGCTAAAGAGGAGAAGCGCCGTGGATAAGAACCGAGAGAGGTTTGAAGCGTGGTACCAGAAGAAGTACTGCATGCTGGGAGATGATTTTGATCGCAGAGGTGAAAGATATCAGTACAAGACAGTGCAGCTGATGTGGGAGGCATGGCAGGAATCCCGAGCAGATATGACCCCAGCATGCTGGCGAACCTATTACCCTGACACTGACGAAGAGGCGGGGCGTGCGCACTCGGAAAGTGGCCCTGAATCTTGTGCTAAGCGTATCGCATCGGAAATTGGCGGCTATGTTGTGCCAGTTTATTACGGCGAGCCTCAGCAGTGCGCCTCCGGTCTCAAGGTTAAGGGGGAGTGATGAGCGAAGTTAAAAGGTTACCAGTACAGACTAAACGACCTCAGGCTGGAGAATTAGCGAAGAGAATTCACGATTTGGTCATGGAATATACTGGAGATATAGGGCTATCTGAGGCGGTTGGCGCTCTGGAATGCGTAAAGTTCGGCCTTATGAGCGGTAACTTGCATGACATAGTTGCAGAGGAGTAGCTATGAGATGAAACAAACAATATTCCTTCGAAGTAAGCAGCATCAGCAGTCAGCAATAAACACCATCCTTGCCTCTCCCATCAACACCGACCGCCCGGTCACAATCAGAATCACCGACTACAAGCGCAACCTTGACCAGAACGCGAAATTTCACGCGCTCCTGGCGGATATCGCTGCGCAGGTTCAGTGGTGCGGAAAATGGCTGCGTCCGGAGCAATGGAAGGTGCTGCTAATTAGCGGTCACGCGGTGGCGACAAAGCAAGAGGCTGAGGTTGTGCCTGGGCTTGAGGGTGAATACGTAAACATCCGCGAGAGCAGCGCTGAGATGAGCGTAAAGCGCATGTCGAGCCTCATCGATTACACGATAGCGTGGGCGGCCGGGCAGGGCGTCAGATTCACTGACAGGAGGTATATGTGAGGCGACAGCGACGAAGTATTACTGACATAGTCTGCGAAAACTGCATCTACCGCGTTACCCACCGAAAGAAACGAAAGCCAGAAGTCTCCCCGTCCGACATAAAAACCTTTGCGTATACCTCTCACCTTCACGATGTGATGTGGGAACGTCTGCGCGCCAGGAGGAAACATGCTTAACCCCATCCAAACCCAAACCTACGAGCAGCAGAGCATAGCCAGAGCTCTCTGCGCAGGATGCAGCAAGCAACTTGAGCCGGATGAAACCTACGCATGCGGCGAGTGCATCAACGAGTGGCTTGTGTATCGAGACCCGAACTCACAAATGGCAGGAGATAGCGATGATTAAAGGCATTTTGCTCTGTCTCGCGCTTTATGTCGCGTATCGAATGGGCTGGGAGTCGGCTCACAAAATGGTGGCGATGGAATGCCAGAAAAATGGCGGCTTCTTCGTGGGGAAAAAGACATTCAAATGCATTGAGGTGCAGGATGGAAAAGAAAACAAGACGACGCTGTAAAAACGAAGAATGTAGGGAATGGTTCCACCCGGCGTTCACTAACCAGTGGTGGTGTGGACCAGAGTGCGGCGCAAAGATAGCGCTGGAGCGACGAAGCAGGGAGCGCGACAAAGCACTCAAAGCAGCAGAGAAGAAACGACGAAGAGAAGAACAGCAGCAGAAAGACAGACTCAAGATTCGAAAGCTCGCCTTAAAGCCCCGCAGTTACTGGATTAAACAAGCCCAACAAGCCGTAAACGCCTTCATCAGAGAAAGAGACCGCGACCTGCCATGCATCTCGTGCGGAACTTTCACGTCCGCTCAGTGGGATGCGGGACATTACCGTAGTACCGCTGCGGCACCTCAGCTTCGCTTTGATGAACGCAATATCCATAAGCAATGCGTCGTGTGCAATCAGCACAAGAGCGGCAACCTCGTTCCGTACCGCGCAGAGCTTATCCGGCGTATCGGGCTGGAAGCAGTCGAGGCTATCGAATCGAACCACAACCGCCACCGCTGGACCATCGAAGAGTGCAAAGCGATCAAGGCGGAGTATCAGCAGAAGCTTAAAGACCTGCGCAATTCGCGCGAGGAGGCCGCATGAGCACAGTAACCAGTATTGCATTAGCACAGCAGCGCCAGAAGGATAAAGAGATTCTTGAGTGCGTCGACTGGCAGCTTAACAACATTCACGAGACAGAGAAGCGCCTGATGGAAATGCGTCGGGAGCTGGTAAACCGGCTCGGCATCAATAAGCTAGAGGGAGGCGATGCAGCATGAACCTGGAAAATGCACTGAAATATCACTTCGCAAAATCCACGCTGATAAGCGATTCACCGCGAGCCACATCATCAGACGCATTGACCGGCACTGATATCATGGCAGCTCAGGGAATGGTGCAGAATCGCGCGCAGATGGGCTTTGCGGCCTTTATGGGGAAAATGGGCGTCAGCAGCAATGACCGTGAGAAAGCTATTGAACTGCTGACCCTGTATGCAATTGAGCGCTGCGATAAGGTTGCCGCCTTGCGTAAGCTCGAAAGTGATATTAAGCCAAAGGTAATGCAAGCGCTCGCAACTTATGCCTTTGAGGACTACTCACGCAACGCCGGGAGCACCCGGCAGTGTGAATGCTGCAATGGCGCAGGATTCATTCATGCGGAAGTCGTGACCATGAAGCACATTGGCAGGCCGAATCTCGCGGCCAGAAGGGAGCAGGTGAAAGTGCTGTGCCAGAAGTGCAAAGGGAAGGGCGTAGTCTCGGCAGCATGCTCTGACTGTAAAGGGCGTGGCAAGGCGATAAATCAGGAGGAGACGGAAAAGCAGGGCGTTCCTGTGATATCCGATTGCAAGCGTTGCGGCGGCGTAGGTTTTCCTCGATTGCCTTCAACCGAGGCGTTTGCTGCGGTATGCCAGATTACTGACGTCATCTCGCTCGATACGTGGAAGAAGTCAGTTAAGCCTTTCTACGACGCTCTTATCATTAAGTTTGAGGTGGAAGAATCGTGGGCTGACGCACAGTTACGAGAAGTCACCAGGTAAAAGCCGAAAATAGCGCATTAATTTGTCGTGCGCTATTTACTTTTCCCGAAACTGCGGATATGATTTCTAACAGTGGAAGTTGCGCACGTTGTTAAGCGCTAAAAACATTAAGCCCTGAGTTAATCGCTCGGGGCTTTTTTTTGCAGAGCTACAAAAGAAAATCCCCGCCGAAGCGGGGAACGTATTTCTACCAGGTGACTGTCCATTTTAACTGTACAGTATTGCCGGTTAATCCCCACCTAAGTGGGGAACATTACACGCTACTTTTCTGCGCTTAACTTATCAAGCCATGGCTTGAGGCCAATGCAGAACGCGCGGAATTCGTCATCTTTTATCGTTTCAGTACGATTAATGTGAGCACCGTAATCCGCTGAATTACCGGTAGCGATTTTAGTCGCTCCTTTGGCTCGCAACCACTTGTCTGCGTGAGTGGATGATATTTCCATCCCGCCTTCGCGCACTATCTCTACCAGGTCATGGCGCGTTAGCTTAAGCGCTGATGCTATCAGTTTCAGGTTAACAGTTAGCTGTCCGTTATCCATAACGCCTCCATTCGATGGATTGGATAATGCCCTGGAAATAGTTCGATTTGTAGTGCGTAGATCAACTTTTCACCTAAATAAATTCCTATTCAATGGCTCGCTTCGGCGGGCCTTTTTCGTATTAGGCCACAGGCAATCAATCACAGATGAACCCTCGCATCCGATGCCTCGCTGGCCTTTCCTAACTACACCACAGCACTTCCTATCGGAGGTGTGAGATGTCACATATGAGCAAATTAGCTTCTGGCGCAGCTTATGGCGCATCTGCCGGGACGGTGGCTAATGGGTTGTTGACCCGGCTAAGTCCTGACGAGTGGAGCGCAGTAGGCGTTATCGCCGGTATTGTCGTGGCGCTACTGACGTTCGGTATCAACTGGTATTACAAACGCAAAACCACGCTGGCGCAGATTCAGGCGTATGAGCGATGGCCTTCCGCAGCCGGGCAGTTATCAAAGGAGGACTAACGATGGCTATCCCGTCCTCACTGAGAAACAAACTGATTGCCGCAGCGGGTGCAGGCTCGATGGTCATCGCCACGATATTCATTGGTGGCAAGGATGGCGTAGAGGGTCGCAAGTATCAGGCTTACAAGGATGTCGCTGGCGTCTGGACTGTCTGCGATGGTCACACTGGCAACGACATCATTCGCGGGAAGACCTACACAGACAAAGAATGTGACCGTCTTTTGTGGAAAGACCTGCAACCGGCCAAGGCGACCGTAGACAAGCTGGTTAAGGTTCCTCTGAGCGAATACCAGCGCGCCTCGCTCTACAGCTTCGTGTTCAACGTAGGCAGTGATGCCTTCGCTAAGTCGACGCTTCTTCGCAAGCTGAACAAAGGCGACCAGGAAGGGGCGTGTGAAGAAATGCGCCGCTGGGTCTATGCAGGCGGTATGAAGTGGAAGGGATTGCAGAACCGGCGGGAGATGGAGCGCTCTATGTGCCTGGCGGAAAGTGAAAATGACCTTTAAATGGAAGCTCATCCTCTTCGCAGCAATGAGCCTGCTGCTGGCAATCGCTATTGTCATCGCCAGTCATTACCGGTCAGCGCTCAAAGAATCGCAGGCATCTTTAACCAAAGTTAATCGTGAATTAAATCTGGCTAAAGACACCATCAGCGACATGCAGACTCGCCAGCGCGATGTGGCCGCGCTCGACGCAAAATACACACAGGAGCTTGCAGATGCTCAGGCGACTATCGATCAGCTGCATGATGACGTTGCTTCTGGCAAGCGTCGGTTGCAGCTCCACGCGACCTGTACGAAGCAATCCGCCTCCGGCACCGCCAGCCTGGATGATGCAGCCAGCCCCGGACTTACTGACTCCGCTGAACGGGATTATTTCACCCTCAGGGAGCGGATCGAGACCGTGACCAGGCAGTTGAGCGGATTGCAGGCGTATGTTCGGGAGCAGTGTTTGAGATAAAAAAAGCCCCATGGCTGGGGCGACGACAGGATAGATATTTTCTCTTTTTATAATTATTAACGCAGCGTTGACTTGTTTTCCCTGATGCTTTTTCTCGCAAGACATTCCTGTCTGTATGGTCTTCATCCCTGCGACTCACAGACCTTGTTTGTAGGAGCCACTCCACCAACAAGATGGAAATAATCCTGGCCGATATATTCAGCTTAACAAGCGGCAGGCATCTTTTATAGGAATAGTCCGGGGATAATTGTACGGTGAGCGACCTGATGTACAGATAGGCAAGCCGTTATATAGAAGCGTTCTCAAAACATAGTGAACAACTTACTAGACAAGGCGCATTTACGAGTGCGCCTGATGATGGTTGTCACTCCAACGATGCATAGCATCTTAATAACCAGGAAAACAAAATGACCAAACGCGCAATGTCTACCGGCGGCTACCCAATCGAGGTTATGACGCCTGGCGATTCAGTAGCTATCCCGGCAGCAACAACGGCCACTATCGGTGGCGTAAAGAAAATGGCCGCTCAGGCCAACAGCACCGCAGCAGACGTCGCAGGCGTGGTTGCTGACCTGAACGCGCTGATCTCCAAGCTGAAAACTGCGGGAATGATGTAAGGAGCAATCATGGCCAGGCCAACCAAGTATCAGAAGGCGTACGCCGAGCAGGCTCGCAAGCTGTGCATGCTTGGCTACACCGATGCTCAATTAGCAGACTTCTTCGAGGTCTCTGAAGCAACTATCAATACGTGGAAGAAAGAGCATCCTGAGTTTCTGGAGTCCGTAAAAAAGGCAAAGACCTTGTTGATGCTGAGATCGTCGATAGCCTCTATCAGCGAGCAATGGGTTACGTAGCCCCTGACATTGATATCCGCGTAATTGATAACCAGATTGTCAAAACACAAATCAAGAAGCACTACCCTCCTGATACTGCAGCTGCCATCTTCTGGCTTAAGAACCGACAGAAGAAAGACTGGCGAGACAAAATTGACCACGCTATCGAGGGTGCCAATGGTGGTCCGGTAGAAGTCGTCAATTACACCCCCGCAGATTACGCAGCAGCTCAGGCGGCAATGGAGGAGAAACTAAAAGGCCTGGATTGATATGAACGAAATTATCGAATGGGATGATTTGTCATTCCCAGAGCGTGTAGTGCTTCGTTCAAAGTCCACTAAATCGTTTCTCAACTTCACACGCCTATGGTTCGAACTTATTCAGGGTGATCGCCTTCTGGTTAACTGGCATCACCGCCTGATGGCGTCAAAGATTGATGACCTGATAGCTGGACGCCTTGAGCCGCGAAACCTGATTATAAATATTCCACCTGGCGGGACGAAAACGGAGTTCTTCTCCATTCATTTTCCTGCATACGTCAATGCACTGGTGCAGGAAGGAAAGCTCAAGCGTTTCCGCAACCTGAATATCTCTTTTGCTGACACGCTGGTTAAGCGCAACTCACGCCGCACTCGCGACATCATTGCCAGTAAAGAGTATCAGGAGTTTTGGCCGTGCTCATTTGGCGTCAACCAGGCTGAAGAGTGGGAGATAAAGGACGAGCGCGGACGCTCAATAGGGCAGACGGTATCCCGCTCCAGTAACGGGCAAATCACCGGTGGTCGTGGTGGCTACTTCGGGCCCGAATTCTCCGGCATGGTTATGCTGGATGACTACAACAAGCCGGTCGACATGCTCAGCGAGACCAAGCGGAACAGCGCTAACACGCTTCTGGTAAACACAATCCGTTCTCGCCGCGGCGATAAGTCGAAAGACCACCCGACGCCATTCGTAAGCATTCAGCAGCGTCTTCATACTGATGATGCTACCGGATTCATGTTGTCAGGTGGCATGGGGGTTGATTTTCATCACGTTGCTATCCCGGCGCTGATTGACGAAAAATACATTCAGTCTTTGCCCGAGCCATGGCGATCACTGTGCTGGGAGACGGTCAAAGACACCGAATCGGTAGAGGTCTCAGGTACGCGCTACTGGTCATACTGGCCGCAGATGGAAGACGTAAACGACCTCGTCGCCCTGTGGGAGAGAGACCGTTACACATTCCTGTCGCAGTATCAGCAGAACCCCATGGCGCTCACTGGCGGAATCATCGAAACCGACTGGTTTAAGACATACACCACGCTGCCTAAGCTCACGCACCGCGCCGTGTATGTGGATACCAACAGCGGCAAGGTAGAGGACTGGCTTGACTACACCGTGTTCACGCTTGTTGGTATGGGCGTTGATGGCAACCTCTACATCATTGATGTCGTGCGTGGACGCTGGGACCCTGAAGATCTCCTGAAGAAAGCAGAAGAGGTCTGGGAGAAATGGCGCATGCAGGGCTCGCTACGAATCATGCCCATGCGCCACATGGCAATCGAAGAGAAACAGGCAGGGCAGGGCCTCATCACCACGCTCAAGAAGCGCAACAGTATCCCGGTTAAAGAGATACCTCGCGGCGCAGGCCAGAACAAACTGGTTCGCTGCCTCAACGTCATCCCGCAGATAAAGACCGGAAAGGTGTACGTGCCAGCCACGCATGATGCTAACGGCGCGGCAGTGCTTCACACCCGTTATGAAGACGGCACCATTGCCGGCACAACCTCGTGGGTTATCACCGCCATGACCGAATGCGCTGCGTTCTCAGCTGACGACAGTCACGACAATGACGACATCCTCGATACCTGGATGGATGCTATTGACGACAACCTCATTTCTGGTCGCCAGCCGATGGTCATCGACCCGAGCCAACTCAGGAGAATTTAAGTGTGGCCGTTTAAAAAGAAACAAGTCGCCGCGCCTGAGCCGGTGAAAGAGCCTGAAAAGTTGCAGATGAAAATTAAGGCTGAATCGGTGGCGCAAATCACACCAAAGCCGCCGAGAGAGTTTGCACAGTACGTTCCGCAGAAAGGTGTCATCCCTGAGAGCATCGAGAAGGGCATCCTCGCTATGGACTCTACTCCATACGACGCCCTGAACAGCGCCTACATGGGTTACACCTACGGCTACCCTGACAGCTTCCCCGGATACCCTTATCTCGCCACGCTGGCGCAGAAGCCTGAATATAGGAAGATGGTCGGCACCATCGCTGAAGAGATGACCCGCAAATGGGTGAAACTCAAGACGGTGGGTGATGACGACAAGGCGGATCGAGTCCGCGAGCTTTATGCAGCGATGGAGAAGTTCCGTGTTAAGGAGAAATTCCGCGAGGCTGCAGAGCACGACGGATATTTTGGTGGCGGCCAGATTTACATCGACGTGAAGACTGCAAAAGGGGCGTCAGCCTGGACAGACGCCGTGGAGTTGCAGTCAAAACTGTTTATCTCCGACAAGAAGATTACAAAGGGGTCGCTGATTGGCTTCACCGTCATTGAGCCTGTCTGGACCTATCCGGGCGTCTACAACACTGACAACCCGATGAGCCCCGACTTCTACAAGCCGACTGAATGGTTTGTGATGGCGAAGACAGTAAATGCAAGCCGCATGCTGGACTTCGTTTCAAGGCAGGTGCCAGATCTTCTGAAAGCGGCCTACAACTTCCGTGGGCTAAGCCTGACACAAATGGCCGAACCTTACGTGAATAACTGGCTGCGCACGCGTGACAGCGTAAGTGACATGATTCACTCGTTCAGTATCCCGGTAATCGGCACTAACATGAGCACGGTGTTGCAGGGTGGCGGGGCTGAGAGCCTGCTTTATCGCCTCCAGATGTTCAATCAGTGTCGCGATAATCGGGGCGCTTTTGCGAAGGACAACAGCCCTGAAGAGCCTGAGACGGTCGAGTTTGTCAATGCGCCCCTGAGCGGTCTCGATGCACTTCAGGCTCAGGCACAAGAGCAAATGGCTGCGGTGTCCAGCATTCCACTCGTCAAACTGCTTGGTATCTCACCTGCTGGGCTCAACGCCTCATCAGAGGGCGAGATTCGCGTCTTCTATGACTATATTCACGCCCTGCAGCAGTCCATTTTCAAAGACAACCTTAAACGCGTGCTGGACATCATTCAGCTCTCCGAATTTGGCGACATAGACCCGGACATCTACTTCGAGTTCGAGCCGCTTTATGAGATGAGCGAGAAAGAGCGCGCAGAGATTCGCAAGATGGATGCTGATACTGATGCTGTGTACGCAACACAGGTAGGTGCGCTTTCTGCCGGAGAGATTCGGGAGAAGATTGCCGCCGACCCTGACAGCCCATACCACTCACTGGACTTAAGCGATGACATCGAAATCGAAGAAGAAGTCGACGACATCGACAATGAAGACGACCCGCCCGATAAGACCTAACGTTGGCGTTGAGGCGTGGTATAGGCGACAGCTTGATAAACAGGTCAGGGAGATGCAGAAGTCCGTTGTCTACTGGCTCTCCGCTAACTACAAAGCGAGCGGGGCTGCGGTGGCAATGGACGCATCTCCGGCAGTGTTCATGCGTGATGCTGTCAGAAAGCTCGCGAAGCGCTGGGCAAAGCAATTCGACGACATCGCTCAGAAACTGGCTGAACGGTTTGCTGGAGACGCGATGAAGAATTCAGACGTGTCCCTTCGTAACGCTCTCGATGTGGCTGGATTGACCGTTGAGTTCAAAATGACCGCGCCGATGAACAATGCGTTGCAGGCGACCATTGCCGAAAACGTCGGGCTAATACGATCCATCCCGGAGAAGTATTTCACTGAGATTGAGGGAATGGTCATGCGCTCTGTGGCGCGTGGACGAGATCTGAAAACGCTTACGGATGAACTGCAAAAGCGATATGGGATAATCCGCCGCCGGGCAGCCCTCATCGCCAGAGACCAGAACAACAAGGCCACATCAGTCATGCAGGCGGCAAGGCAGCAGTCTCTCGGCATTACAGAAGGAATCTGGCGTCATTCCCATGCAGGCAAAGAGCCAAGACCATCACACGTTAAAGCTGACGGTCAGAAATTTGACCTGTCGAAAGGGCTTTATCTTGATGGCAAATGGACAATGCCAGGCGAGGAAATCAACTGTCGATGCACCTGGTCTCCGGTTATACCAGGCCTCTAATAAATCATCAAAACCCAAATGGTCGCTCAGGCGGCCTTTTTTATTGCCTGAAATCTGAGAAAAACGATGAAAGCAACTGAACGGTTGGCATTTGACCGCGCCTCCGTGCGCAAACTCGATGATGTCGGCAGGCTTCAGGTGGCGGTTAGCAACATCAGTAAGGCGAATGTCTGCCCCTACTACGGGCGAGAGATTCCTGGGTGGGAAGAGTTAGGCCTTGATCCTGACAAAATCTACCGGCTTTACCGCGACCCGGAAGAACTAAAGAAAGCCGCCCACACATTCAACAATATCCCCATTCTCTGCATTCACACCCCCGACTTCCCCGGCGACCCGCCGCGAGAATATCGGGTGGGTTCAACACATTCGAGCGCCGCCTTTAACGGCAAGTACCTGACCAACGGCCTGTCGATCTGGGACAACTCGGCCATCGCAGGTATCGAGACTGAAGAGCAGAAAGAATTGTCGTCGTCGTATCAATACGTCGCCGATATGACCCCCGGCGAATCACCAGACGGCGAAGCATATGACGGCGTCATGCGTGACATTGTCGGAAATCACGTTGCACTGGTCGAAACCGGCCGCGCAGGTCCCGACGTCGTAGTCGGGGATTCACTCCCACTGGAGCTTAAATACATGAAGTTAGACCGCAAAGGCGTCGCCATCCGTGCCGCGCTGGGAGCGTATCTGAAGCCGCGTCTGGCTCAGGATGCCGCACCCAAAGAACTCACCGCCATCCTGAACGCACACAAATCGCCTGTGTCGATCGCAAAGGCAGTGGCGAAACTCTGCAAGCCGCGTCTCGCAGCTGACATGGAAATCGAACCGGAAGAGCTGGTCGAAATCATTGAAGCATCCGAACAGACCGTCGAGCCGGAAGAAGAAGTGAAAGTCGCCGGCGACAGCGACGAAGAGGCCATCATCTCTTTGCTGCGTGAAGCAGGTGTATCAGAAGAAATCATTGCCAAAATTGCTGCGTCTCTCGCACCTGCTGCTGCGATGGATGAAGACAGCGAAGATAAAGACGACAAAAAAGAGAAAGACAAAGTGGACAAACCTGCAATGGACGCCGCGATCCGACTGGCTGCCGATGCAGCTACTAAAAAAGCCGCAGAAAACTTCCGCGCCGTACGTGAAGCAGAGCAGGCCGTACGTCCGCTGATCGGCGATGTGGTAGCAATGGACTCTGCTGAAGATGTCTATCGCACTGCTCTTGAGCAGGCTGGCGTGGATATCGAAGGCGTTCACCCGTCGGCGTTCCCGTCACTCGTCAAAATGGCTATCAGCCAGAAAGACAACAAGCGCCCTGTAATTGCGCAGGATTCCGACTCTATCAGCGAATTCGAGAAAGCCTTCCCGACCGCTGGCAAACTCAAACGAGGGTTCTAAGATGCCTGGTTTTCAGAGTGTAATTAATCAATATCCGGCCCCTGGCGTCGAAGGTGGTTTTGCAAGTACCAACCCTCACGCAACCTTCCTGGCTGGCGAAGCTGCGCTGGTTGCAGGCACTGGCGGCCTCACTATCGGTCGCTTTGCGTGGGCAGTTAACGGCGTCGCCACCAACACTGGCACCGGCGCTCCATCAGGCTTCGTTCATCGTGACGGCCAGGCGGCAATCACTGAATGGCTCGGCGCTTCCTCCAACGTAATTCAGGCGGGTCGTGAAGTCACGCTGATGGTCGCTGGCGACTTCTTGGCACGCACCGCAACCGCCGCGAGTCGCGGCCAGAAAATCTTCGCTGTACTGGCTGACGGCACCATTAAAACCGGCGCGGCAGGAGCCACCATTTCCGGCGCAGTCGAAACGCCTTTCTATGCTGGTAGCGCTTGCGATGCAGGCGAACTGGTCAAAATCAGCACCTGGAGCAAGTAATGAACGAATTTCAGAAACACTATGCCGCAGCAAGCGGTAAATACGGCATCGTGCTGCCGGGCGCGAAAGAATACCTGAAGCCAGAGTTTGCGGAGAACTTCTCTCTGGCGATGGATGCGCAGCCGACCATGGTTACCACTGGTAGCGCAGGTATCCCGGCTTACTTTACCAACTATGTTGACCCGGAGCTGATCCGCATTCTGGTCACCCCGATGAAGGCAGCGCAAATCATCGGTGAAGTGAAAAAGGGCGACTGGACCACGCTGACCGCGCAGTTCCCGGTTGTGGAAAGTGCTGGCGAAACCAGCTCGTATGGTGACTTCAATAACAACGGCATGACCGCTGCGAACGTCAACTGGGTGCCGCGCCAGTCCTACCACTACCAGACCCACACCCGCTGGGGTGAGCGTGAGCTGGATATGTACGGCGCAGCGCGGATCGGCTATGCAGCTGAGCTCAACGTGGCTTCAGCTCTGGTGCTGAACAAGTTCCAGAACAAGTCGTACTTCTACGGCATTCAGGGCCTGCAGAACTACGGCCTGCTGAATGACCCGTCTCTGCCGGCACCTATCACGCCTAATGCAACCGGCGCGGGTGGCGCTGTGACATGGTCATCAAAAGACGGACAGGCTGTTTACGACGATATCGCCAAGCTTTACGGCCAACTGGTATCGCAGACCAAAGGCCTCATTGAGCGCGATTCCCCGATGACGCTGGCGATGTCACCTACGGCAGAAGTGAATCTGACCAAGACCAACATGTACAACGTGAACGTGTCGGATCTGCTGAAGAAAAACTTCCCCAACCTGCGCATCGAAACGGCGGTCGAGTACTCCACTGACGCTGGCGAGATGGTGCAGCTGATTGCTGACAAACTCGGCGAGACAGACACCGCTTACGCTGCATTCACCGAAAAAATGCGCGCGCACGCAGTTGTGGTCGAAGAGTCCAGCTGGAAGCAGAAAAAATCAGGCGGCACCTGGGGTGCAATCATTCGTCAACCTCTGGCTATCGCCAGCATGATCGGGGTGTAAAACATGGCAGAAACTATCGTTGTAGGCTGCAAACTTCCTAACGGCCTGGTTGTTGAGCAGGAAGGCTACACCGTAACGCTGAACGGCGCTAACTCTTCAAATGTCGTTGGCGGTTACGGCCTCACTGAGGGTGTCGACAAAGACGCCTTTGAAAAGTGGCTGGAAGTTCACAAAAACCAGCCATATGTCAAAAACGAGCTGGTATTCGCGCAGGCTAAAGCGAATAGCGCGCAATCAAAAGCTACCGAAAACGCCAGCGTCAAGTCTGGTCTGGAAGGTCTGCCGCAGGACAAGCCTGCACCGGGCATCGAGAAAGCGGACGGTAAATAATCATGGCGATCGTTGTTTTCGACATTGAAGCATTCCGCGAGCGTTATCCGGAATTCAACTCGGTAAGTGACGCGCTGCTGAATGCGTATTTCGTTGAGGCAACGGTCTACCTTGATAACACAGATTGCAGCCCCGTACAGGATGATGCTGTGCGGGCTGTTTTTCTGAACATGCTCGTCGCTCACATTGCAGCTCTCAATTCCGGGGTAGGTGGGCAGAAGCCATCCGGCCTGGTAGGTCGAATTTCAAGTGCATCTGAGGGTTCTGTATCGGTATCCACCGGCGATGTTCCTGTTAGTCAGTCATCCTGGTGGTATCTGCAAACGCCATATGGCGCTGCTTACTGGAATGCAACTGCTCAGTACCGCACATTCAAATATGTTCCGGGATCCTCCCCGTCACTTTATCCCGGACATTATTACCGCAGGCCAGTTACCCGGAGGTGAGCATGACCACGTTTAGTGGTGGCGCGGCATTAGAGGCGAAACTTGCTGAACTGGCAGAAAAGCTTGGCGATGGGAAAACACTGAGGGTGGGATTCCTTGAAGGGGCTGCATACCCTGACGGACAATCTGTCCCAATGGTTGCCGCAGCCAACGAATATGGCGACCCGGCAATGAACAGGCCTCCTCGTCCATTTTTCAGAAACATGATCGCCGAAAAGTCACCAGAATGGCCGCAGAATATTGCGAAGATAGCCGAGGCAACAGGCTATGAAGCGGAAACGATGCTTGGACTGATGGGTGAACATATTAAAGGCCAGCTGCAGGGCTCAATCAGAGATTTGATGGATCCTGCGCTATCTCCAGTAACGATCGCCAAAAAGGGCTTCTCTAAGCCACTCATTGAAACTTCCCACACGCTAAACAGCGTCGATTACGACATTAAGGATGGCGTATGAACCTGAGAGGCATAGCCAATAGCGCCACGAAGACAATAAACCCCAACGTAAATGGCGTGTTCCGGATTAACACTGGATTCACTACTTTACCTGGTGGAAAGCGAGAGCAGACGTACAGCAACGTTGATGTTGAAGTCCAGATGCAGGAGCTATCGTCAACAGACTTACGACAGGTAGATGCCATCAACATTCAGGGCATCCTGAAAAGTGCGTATCTGAATGGGAACTTCAACGGTGTGAATCGACCGGATCAAAAAGGTGGCGACATTCTCGTTGTGAACGGTCAACAGTGGTTGGTGGTGAAGGTTCCTGAGTTATGGCCTGACTGGTGCCGAGTGATTGTTAACCTGCAGAGGTCGCCATGACAGCCACAGTAGACATCACCGAGCTAGACCTGCGTATTGCTCTGCAGGCATTTCTGATGGGTATCACCGGTCTCACCATCGACAACGTGCTGGTAGGTCAGCAGAACCTGACCCCTATGCCGCTCCGTGACTTCATCATCATGACACCGCTGAAGCAGATAGGGCTGTCTACCAACCGCGTCAAATACGACGACAACGGCGTTTACGGAGAAGGGAAGCAGCTAAACCAGCGCAGCACACAATGGCCTTGTCAGATTGACTGCTACGGCGAGAACGCAGCTGATAACGCTTCAATCATCGGTACGCTAATCCGCTCAGACTTTGCCTGTGAATGGTTCCGACAAAACGGCAATGTCATTACACCTCTTTACTGCTCAGACCCTCATCAGACCACGATGATAAACGGCGAGCAACAATACGAAGGACGCTGGACGATGGAATTCATCGGGCAATTCAACCCGTCTGTTACCACACGGCAGGACTTCATGGACAGCATTACAGTCGGCGTTATTGCCGCAGATCTAAAATACCCACCGGAGAGTGCATAAATGGCAATCCCATTACGCAAAGATATTCAAATCAATCCTGGAGTGCTGCCAGCGGGCGGTTCAGCGCTTGATCTGAATGGCCTTATCCTTACCGACAGCGCTTACGCTCCGGTGGGGAGTGTTATCACATTCACGAACAAAGAAGATGTAGCAGCCTATTTCGGCAGTGCATCTGCTGAATTCAGCATGGCTGAAGTGTATTTTCAGGGATACGACAATTCCACCAAAACCCCAGGCGCGTTGCTGTTTGCACGGTTTAACCCGGAAGCAGCTGCAGCATGGTTACGCTCAGGTTCAATGGCGGCAGTAACGTTAGACCAGCTCAAACTGCTGAGCGGGGTACTTACACTGACCGTTGACGGAACGGCGGTAACTTCAGCCAGCATCGACCTGAGCACAGCAACAAGCTTTGCCATGGCTGCCGACCTGATTGAGACAGGTATCGGCTCCAGCGTAACTGTAGAGTACGACACCACTCAAAAGCGCTTCATCATCACCAGCGCGTCCGATGGCGCAGCGAGCACTATTACCTACGCCACTGGCACATTATCTGCTGGCCTTAAGCTGACAGCCTCTACCGGCGCTCAGTTGTCTCAGGGAGCAGATGCAGCGGTAGTGACCTCGGCAATGCAGTCAGTGCTGGATAGCTCTCAAAATTGGGCAATCTTCACTACATCCTTTACGCCGAACGAACAGGAAGCGCTGGACTTCTCCGCCTGGGTTAATGGGCAGAATTATCGGTTCGGCTACGTGCCGTTCACGCTGGAAGAATCCGCGCTGGTATCTGGCTCAACTGATACGCTGGCGTACAAAATCATCAGCACTTACAACTATTCAAACGTCGTTCCGGTGTTCGGGGATCAGACTCATGCAGCGAGCGTTATTGGCTATGCCGCATCTCTTGACTTCGACCGCCAGGAAGGCCGCGTACCATTCAAGTTCCGCTCTCTCGGTGGCCTGCTGCCGGAAGTGACCACATCAGCAAATTACGATGCTCTGATTGCCAACGGTTACAACTTCTACGGCGCGTACACGGCGAATAACTACGATACTCGCTACTGGGCTGATGGCACCATCACTGGTGACTTCAAGTGGTTTGACTCCTTCTGCTTCCAGATTTGGCTGAATGCCAACCTGATGCAGGATGCTATCGAGCTGTTCCAGTCGAACCGCAGCATTCCTTACAACGCACGCGGCAAGGCGATCATCGAAGCGTCATTCTCCGACACGCTGAATCAGGGAATCACCTTTGGTGGCATCCGAACCGGTGTAACTCTGTCCGGCTCTCAGATTTCAGAGATTCAGAACGCAGTGGGCGCTGACATCTCTCCATCGCTGATTGCTAAGGGCTACTACCTGTATATCGCTGACGCCACTCCTACGCAGCGTCAGGAGCGCACAAGCCCGAGCATGACCCTGTGGTACTGCGACGGTGGTTGCGTACAGAAAATCACTCTCGCCAGCATTGAGGTGCAATAAATGTCCAACACGATTACTTCAGCTGATTCCATTTTTGCCCTCACCGTCACCAACCTATTCCCGAGCGCTCAGACGCTGGAAGGTTATGCAGCTGACGCGATGTTCGCGCTGGGCGATACAGAAATGGCAGTTTCCGTCCGTGGCGCTGATGGCAAGCTCTCTGGCGGTTTCGTTTTCGGTGAGTATCTGCAGACGATCACAATCATGCCGGACAGCCCATCTCGTGAGCTGTTCGAGACCTGGCAACTGACGTCTCTGACCTCAAAAGCTGTATTCCGCTGCAACGCAACAATTATCCTCCCGGCGATTAGTCGCAAGTTCACACTGACCAATGGCATTCTGCAGCGCGTTAAGGCCATTCCTGATGCGCAGCGTGTACTGCAGGCTATGACGTTCCAAATTAACTGGGAATCCGTGGTTGGCGAAGCGTACAACCCATAAGGACTAACATGCACGCAAAGAGATTTACTACACCGTCGAAGATAAAGGACGTGACAATGGGAAGGTTTTCTACATTCGCGAAATGTCTGCTACTCAGGCTGAGTGGTGGGCAATTCGTGCCGGACTGGCAATGGCTAAAAATGGCGTTAATCTTCCGGATAACTTTTCAGATATGGGTATGGCAGGTATGGCGAAAGTCGGCCTCGAAATGGTGGCTAAAATCCCTCCAGAGGATGCACGGCCTCTCCTGGACGAGCTGATGAAGTGTGTTCAGGCCGTTCCAGATCCAGCCAATCAGAGCGTTAAGCGAAATCTGATTGATGATGACACTGAAGAGGTTATGACTCGCCTGAAACTTCGCAGCGAAGTCTTCAAGCTGCATGTTGATTTTTTCACAGCCACCGCCAGTTAGACATCCCTCCGGTAATGGGCCCGCAAATCGCTGGCCTTGCCGAGTACACCAACGTGCCAAAAACAATAGCCACGGTCATGTCATCGGGTAAATGCTCGCTTACGGAGCTAAGCACGACACTTGGTGTGCAGGATTTATGGTGGTGGCTGGAAATTATCACCATTGATAATTACAACCAATGGTAATCGACAGAGCAAGTGAGGCCTGGTAATGGCAACAGTTATAGATGCCCTGGTTGTCACTCTGGGCCTTGATTCCTCTGGATTCAAAAAGGGCAAGAAAGAGGTCTCAGAAGGATTAGACCAAACTAAGAAGCATGCAGAGTCAACGGCAAAGGACATGGAGGCTTATGGCAAGAAAGCCTCTTCATTCTTTACCAGTATTGGGAAGAGCATGCTGGCACTGGCAGGAATAGCTCTGAGTGCCAATGGGGTTAAAAACTTCATCACCGACACGACTAAATCTCTGGTTGATTTGGGCGTCCAGTCCTCTGCCATAGACACATCGGCCAAGGCTCTTGATGGTTGGGTAAAGTCAGCTGACGCAGTTGGGTCTTCTGCTGCGTCAATGAGCTCTAACCTCCAGAAATTCCAGAGTTCAATATCTCAATTTAATTCTGGGTTTGGTGCTGACGATACGCTCAACACCCTCTTTGCCTTCAGCGCCCAGACCGGAACCAAGTTCGATACCACCCAGAATGCAAGCCAAATCATGCAGTACCTGGCTGAAAACTGGAACAAGCTTAATAAAAACCAGCAGCGCATGTATGGGCAGAGGCTTGGTTTCGATAATGCAACAGTGCAGGCTCTCTCTAGCGGACGGCTTCTGGACTTACAGAAGTCATTCGAAGGAACGTCCAAACAAACTGATGCGCTGACAGACAAAGCCAGGCGTTTAAATGAGCAGTTCGTCAGAGTCAGGCAATCGTGGGAGTCCACCTCTCTTACTCTGTATGAAAAACTTCTGCCAGCAGTATGGAAAATTCTTGACGCGCTCAATTCAATGAGCTCGTGGGTAGAAAGGCACGGGCCTGAGATTAACGCCTCATTCGATGAGCTAGGTAAGACATTCTCAATACTTTGGAAGGATGTCACAGACGTCTCTAAAGCTATAGGTGATCTGCTTAGCATCGATACGAAAAACTGGACGTTATCTGGCGACATAAAAAATCTCAATCAAAACCTTGATGAGGGACGTCAGACCGTCGAGCTGATTATCGACGCCTTCAAAAGCCTCTTTAATTTAGATTTCTCAACATTTGGTGACAAAGTTAACTCCCTGTTCAAGATGGGAGGCGGTGAGGATGCTCTTCCATCCGTAACGGATAGCGCAAACTCTGCAGCAGACTGGATAAAGGATAAAACCGGCTTTGACACCCGCAGTGTTGGCAAATGGTTGGGAGAAAAAGCTGAGGGGTTGAGAAACCTTTTCTCAGGTGAAACATCTCGCCTTGAGAAGCAATACGGTCTTCCTGAGGGGCTTCTGGATGCACAGGTAACCCAAGAGTCAGGCTGGAATCCATACGCCGTATCAAGTGCAGGCGCGAAGGGGTTAATGCAGTTCATGCCTGGTACCGCCAAAGACTTCGGTATTCATGGGAAAGAATTCGACCCAATGAAGTCTCTGGAAGCTGGTGCCAAATATATGGGCTCGCTTCTCCAGAGATATGGTGGCGATCTGCAGAAAGCCCTGACTGCTTATAACTGGGGAATGGGCAACCTTGAGAAGAAGGGGATGGCAAATGCCCCTGAAGAGGCAAGAAACTATGCGCCTCAGATTATCTCAAGAATGCAGGCATCACATCGCTACTCATATCAGGCTAGTTCGGCGTCACGTGGTGGCGGGACAAATATCACATTCCAAAACACCACCATCAAAACAGAGTCAAGAACCCTGGAGAGCCTGGCGAAAGAGGCCGCGAATAAAGGCATGGCTCAGAGCAGCCTTACTCAAACCTTTCTCACGGGGCAAAACAGCTAATGTTTAGTTTAAACGAAACAACGCTCCTCAGTGCGATCAACAGCGGCAATATCTTCTCCATAATCAACAGTACCCTTTCGCCTGGTTACGGGATTTACCTGAAGTCAGGCTTAAGGGCATTGTCTCCGTCCTCGTTCCTTGGGATTGAGTATGGAGCAGATGCTTCAGTGGTTTCCGCGCCAATTGAAGAGGGGTCATATACCAGTTTTAACAAGGTTAAGCGCCCGGCCATCATCAGGGTTTTGTTTAATCTTGAAGGATGGACAGGTTTTAGTGGAAGCATACCAAACCTCACCAATTTTACGCTGACAAGCCGCTCGGACATGCTGGCCGCACTGGATGCGATGGTGGATGACACTCAGCTTTACGATATAGAGACGCCAGACACCACCTACGAGGATTACGACCTTGTTCGATACAATTACCGGACATCAGAACGTGACGTAACACTACTGACGGTAGAAGCTATATTTCAGGCCGTTCTCCAGGAGGCCGAGGTAGGGTTGTCTAACACAACAGCAAACAACCAGCCATCTCAAAATGCAATATCAAAAGGAGGGGCAGTTGATGCAAAGCAGGTTAACGCCAACGCATCAGAAAGCACTCTTGATGATGTGAAGGGTGCCTTAACCGGGCTTAAGCAGTCATTAAGCAGCGCTGCAGTGTCAGTTGCTACCTCAGTGAGTAATGCTGTAACCAGAGTAACTTCGGGGGCTACAAGTGCCATAAATGGTGCAGCCACTTCAGCTATTAACAATCTTTCAACGACAGTTGACGAACTGGTGAAGGGGTTATCCTGATGCAGACGATATCGCTTCAACCGGTTAAGGGGCAGACATTACAGGTTTCACTCGGCGGTCAGCGTGTAACTCTAAGAATTAATCAGAGAAGCACCGGCATGTTTATCGATGTGGCGTTAAGTGGGGTCTGGATAGCTCAGGGGGTGCTTTGCCTGAACTGCAATAAGATCATCAGATACCCGTACCTGAAGTTTAAGGGAGAGCTGTTCTTTGCAGACACAAAAGGTGATTCAGACCCTGTTTATGATGAGCTAGGTTCACGCTTCAAACTGTTCTATGCCACAGAAGAAGAGATGAGCAATGTCCTATAAAAAGCGCAACATTAAAATTCAGTTCACTCTTACGGACCAGGTATTTGATGGCTCTCAGGGGCCATCGCAGGACAACGTTCTCACCATAGAAAACGCCAAAGCTATCGTTGAATACAACGGCTACGGTGGTTCTGCGCTTACCACATTGTCATGCCGGGTTTATGGCCTGAGCCTGAGTAATATGGCGAAGCTAAGTTATGCGGGAAACCTGAGAGGCCCAACGAAGAATAACTACATGAAGGTCTGGGCTCAGGATGAGCTTATTTTTGTGGGGACGATAACATTTGCCACAACCGACTTTAATGAGGCTCCAGACGCCCCGCTGGTTATTGAGGCTCATGCGTTAGGTGCTGAAAGGTCGCTTCCATCCCAGCCATTCTCTGTAGAGGGAAGTGTTGATGTTATCGATGCGATCAGGTCAATCGCCGACCCTCTTGGGATTATGGTTTCCGTGCTTGAGGACATCAAATTTCCACTCAGCAACCCTCATGTAGTAGGCGACCCAGTAAGCCAGATTATCCAGTTGGCGAAGTCCGCTAATCTGAATATTGACTGTAGCACTGGAATTATTCGCATATGGTCAATTAACGGTTCGTGGGATGACGTTGTTCCTTTTGTTTCCAAAGAGCATGGCCTGATTGGCTATCCGGCATGGACAAGAGACGGACTCTATCTCACAACAATGTTCTCATCAAACCTCATCGCGCCAAGAAAGATGAAGCTAGAAACAGACCTTCCTGGCGCTTCCGGGATGTATACCATAAATACTGTAAGGCACATCATCTCGGCTTGGGTGGAAGGCGGTCCGTGGTTTTCATTTGTCGTAGCGAACCAGGAGACGGAGCTGTAAATGACAAAGAAAGGTGAGTTTTCCTTTAAGCCGCAGGATGTAAACTGCGAGGCAAACATTAACGAATTTATTTTTAACACGTTAATGTCACGAAACGCCTTCATCCAGCTCGTGATCGTAAATAAGGTAAAGGATGGACCGCTACTCGATGTCACTCCACTGGTAAGTGGATTTGCCGCTGATGGTTCAAGGAATAGCAATACGCCGGTATTCAATGTGCCAGTGTGGAGGCTTCAGCGCGGGGCCAGTGCAGTGATTATGGACCCAGTGGAAGGTGATATAGGCCTCATGCTCTGCTGCGACAGAGACATTACCAACGTCAGAAAGGAGAAGAAAGAATCCCTCCCGGCGTCTCTGCGCGTACACAACAAATCAGATGGCATCTATCTCGGTGGAGTGCTGAATGCAGAGCCAAGTCAGTATGTGAAGTTCGCTAATGATGGAATAGACATCGTGTCTCCGCTGGTTGTCCAGGTAAACGGAAATACTGTGGTAGTTAATGCTGACGATAAAATCTCGCTCAATGCCCCAATCATCGAGGCAAACGGCCAACTTACTCAGGGTTCAGGAAGTTTCGGTGGCAACGCGACATTCGGAGGCACGATTACCGCGACTGGCGAAGTGACAGGTAATGGAATTCATCTCAGTACGCATAAACATGGTGGCGTGGAAACTGGCGGAGGCCAGACAAGCACACCAACAAACTAACCCGCTTCGGCGGGTTTTTTATTGCCTGGAGTTTACATGCTCACCAAATCACTGCTTTTGACTGACCAGTGGGATATCACGCTAGACGACAGTGGAAGCATTGCTATTACCGCCAATCCTTACGCAGTAGCGCAGGACGTAGCGTGCGCGTGCTCAACATTCCTCGGTGAGCCCTGGTATGACACCACGCTGGGGATTCCGTATTACGAGCGCATTCTCGGTCACTGGCCGGGAACGCAGCTCATTAATACCAAGATGGCTACTGAAGCCAAAAAGCTCCCATACGTTCAGTCAGCATTCTGCACCACAACGGTTGGCAAAGCAGACCGTCTTGCATCTGGTGTCATGACCATAACCGACACGAACAACGTTAAGACCACAATCCAATTCTGAGGTAAAAAATGGCTGAAGTAACAGTAAGCACAGCCGTCCCCTCTGTCACGTTTTCCGCTACCGGCATTGCCGTTCCTGATGAGATAGACATTCTCAACGGGCGATTAACTGACCTTGATACCGCCATGGGCGGAGGGATGAGTAAGAGCCTGACAACTCCACAGGGACAGATTGCCATGAGCGACACGGCAATCATCGGAGACAAGAACGACAATTTGGCATGGCTGGTAAACCAGATTAACCCTGACTTTGCTGAAGGTCGCATGCAGGACGCGATCGGGCAGATTTATTTCATTGACCGTATAGCTGCTATTGGCACAACTGTAACAGCAACCTGCACCGGGCTTGTAGGAACGGTTATCCCGGCAAACAGCATTGCGCAGGACTCCAGTGGTTACCTTTATTTCTCTCTGGCTGATGCGGTTATCCCGGCTTCTGGTTCAGTGGATGTCGTTTTTCAGAACCAGACCACGGGTCCGATTGCATGTCCTATAGGTGCGCTGAATACAATTTATCGTGCTATTCAGGGCTGGTCAGGCATTACCAATGCCACTGCCGGCGTGCTGGGTAATGACGTTGAGAGCCGGGCAAACTTTGAATATCGCCGAAAGCAGTCGGTTGCAGGAAACTCAAATAACCAGCTTGGGGCTGTGTATGCAAACGTGCTGGCTGTCAGCGGGGTTACTGATGCTTATGTGACTCAGAACAACACCAGCCTGACGGTAACAAAGGGGGCCACTAACGTATCACTGGAGCCGCATTCACTTTATGTATGCGTGTACGGTGGCGCGTCTGCTGATATCGCAAAGGCTATCTGGCAAAAGCTGCCTCCGGGACCGTCAATGGTTGGGAACACCACCTACACGGTGGTTGACGATGTTAACTATGCTCAGCCTTACCCTGAATACGAAATTAAATGGCAAACCCCATCTGCCGTAAGTGTCTATTTCAAAGTAGAGCTGGCAGACAATAACGCCTTGCCTGGTGATATCGTCTCAAGAGTTCGTGCTGCCATCCTTAGTTCGTTCAACGGCGAGGATGGCGGCACAAGAGCTCGCATAGGGTCAACTATATACGCTGGTCGTTACTATGCGGGCGTACAGGCTATTGATACCGATAACGTTGATATATTCAGTATCACTATCAGCCGTGACGGAACCACCTACCAAACATCAGCATCTTTCGGCATTGATGAAGTGCCGACACTGGATGCATCTAACATCTCGGTGACACTGGCATGATAAACGTCGCGGATACCATCCTGACGCAATATGCCGACAGCCAGAAACTTAAATCCCTGATTTACTCGTTCAATAAAGCCGTAGGTATAGAAGACTTTCTTGATGATTTCTATGACGTGATATGGAACATCCAGACAGCAGACACCTACGGCCTTGATGTGTGGGGAAAAATCGTGGTTGTCAGCAGGCAGCTGACGGTGACAGAGAACAAGATTTACTTTGGCTTTAATGAGGCGTCATCAGCCCCTGTTCTTGTTGATGACCCACAGCCCTTTAACCAGGCTCCTTTCTATTCTGGCGAGCTATTAACTTCAACCGTAACCCTCACAAATGACGTTTACCGCAAGCTAATCATGATGAAAGCGGCGGCAAATATCTCAGATTGCACCATTCCAAACCTGAATAAGTTGCTGATGTTTATGTTCGGCGAAAGTGGCAAATGCTACGTCAGAAACGATGGTGAGATGGTTATGAGCTACGTCTTCGAATTCCAGCTTTCCACCGCAGAACTCGCCATCGTTCAAAGCTCAGGTGCGCTTCCCGCCCCGATAGGGGTAACAGTCAATATCGTTCAGCAGGTATGACATGAACTCTTCTGATATTCCTTCAAGAATTACTAAAGCATTTGGAGTGAACGGCCTGAAAAATGCCATTCCTGTTGATTCAAGTGCGGTCACCGATAACAGTGGGGTTGCCACCTTTGATAAGGGGTTCCCACCCATCACCATGCAGCCACTGAGCGCAGGAGGAATTCCACCATCAGGCAAGGATATGAATGGAGTTCTTTATTCTGCGACGCTTCAACAGCAGTGGCAGAACGCAGGAATGACCTACCCATTCAGTCAGGACTTCTCTGATGCGATCAGCGGATACCCCAAAGGCGCTATTGTTCCCAGCTCCGTCTACACCGGTCAATGGCTAAACCTAAGTGAATCAAATGGCACATCGCCAGAATCACCCACTGGCGCTAACACAGGATGGGTGCCGATTAATAACTATGGTGTCACGCAGATAACGATGACATCAGGTTCAGTCGTGATGTCATCCCTTCAGGCAGCGAAAGACCGCATCATCATCACCGGTACACTGACCTCCAACGTCAACCTGATTTTCCCTGCGTGGATTAAGTCCTGGGTCGTTCACAACAATTGCACCGGTAACTTTTCTATCACGTGCCGCACAGCTTCGGGATCTGGTGTCATTGTCATTCCCGGTCTTGTGTCTCGCCTGTTCTGCGATGGCGTAAACATCAGTGACGAAACCTACAACCCTAATAATGACATGGTTGGCATGGTGGCCGGTTTCGCCATGAACAGCGCTCCGGAGGGCTGGCTCATCGCGAATGGTTCGGCTGTAAGCCGGGTTACGTATGCGCGGCTCTTCTCCCGAATTGGCACGCTGTATGGCTCCGGAGACGGCTCAACAACTTTCAATCTTCCTGATGCTCGCGGCGTAGTTCTGCGAGGCGCAGACCTTGGCTCTGGCCGCGACACCGGGCGAGTGTTCGGAAGCTATCAGCCTGATGCGGTGAAAACGATTGATCTGAAGTATTACGGCCCTAATGGAGCGTCTGGAAGTCGAACCGTTTTCGCGCTGCAAACGAATAGTGGGGCTCTTTTCACTGACAGTATTAACCAATCGGACACCAGTCAGCTACCCGCCTTCCAGATGAGCGGGGCTGTAGAAAACCGTGTCAAAAACATCGCAATCCTGAACTGCATAAAATATTAAGGTGATCTCATGTCTTTTTCTGACATTTCCTCTGCAAAGAAATACGCGTCGATCGCCGAAACAGCAGCCGCGCAAGCAAAACTGTATGCCAACAAGTTAGAACTCGCGCCAAATTATGCCGAGCAGGCCGCAGCATCAGCAACGGCCGCTGCAGCTTCTGCCCAGGTCGCAGTTAATGCGGAAGGTGTAGTAAATAATCTGGTTGTCTCTGCCAGCGAATCCGCAACATCTGCCGCCGAGTCTGCCGCGCTGGCAGGAAATGCAGCAGCTGCTGCAGTAGGGCAATGTGTAAGGGTGGTAGAGGGTGAGCTTATCGATCCTCTGCCTGAGTCATCAACAAGGGCCAATTCTTTTCTGGTTTTTGATAGCACCGGAAATGCGACTGTTTTATCGAAAGATGACGTTGCCATTCTGGACCCGGAAGGGAAAATCCCCGTATCGATGATTCCGGCTATTGCCATTACCCAACCTTTTGTCGTTTCCAGTCAGGCTGCAATGCTTGCACTGGATGCCCAGGTAGGTGACGTCGCAAAGAGAACGGATAAAGGGTTTTCATTCATTCTGTCAGCCGAACCAGCGTCAACACTGTCCAACTGGGTGCAACTGAATGATGATGTACTGGCTCAACTCGGACTGTCATCCGGCGCCACTCAGGTAGGTGCGCTGGATGATGTTGGGGGGGCAACTACAGTTCAGGGAGCCCTGAACCTAAAAGCAACGACCGCATCAGTTACATCCACAGATTCTGCAAACCGCGCATGGACAAACGAAAACTTCGTCGACTCAACCTACAAGAAGTTGCAGACAGGGAATTTCGCTACCGGATTTACCATTACAAACCAGTTCCAGGTGGTTTTGTACCCTACAGACGGATTCTGGTATCGCTATATTGGGACCCTATCAGGTGGCGGCCTGACTCTTCCCGCCGGCAGCTCGCCCGATAGCAGTTGGGAAAACATTAATAAGCAGCAAATGGTGAGTCTGCGCAAAATAAACGCGCTCTCCACTGCGTCGATCGCTGGTTACATTGGCGTTAATGTTGATATGCCAGTAAATGTCACTGACAGCGACAATCAAGGAGCTAAGGTTGGAAATGGAGTAGCTATATCGGGGAGCATTCCAACTCAAAATCCTGTAAAAACCACAAAACCACAATCCGCATTTAGATTAGATGGCGATGACATATCAATACAAAATGTTTTAGGTCAAGGTGGCGCGGATAGCACTAACACTCAAACATCTGAGTTTATTACATCAAGGATGGCTTATGCTGTTGATGGAAGGAATCTGGCTAGGTTGAGTGTGGATGGAGCTAACATCACTGGCTATACAACAGGTATAGCGCTGAGTGGCATAAACGGTGCAATCATACAAAATATTCGAGCAAGGAATATGAGATATTCTCCAACAGGGCTAAATAGTGCCGGAGGATATTTGATGGTATGCGGAGGAAACGCGAAGCACGTTATTATGAATGCTATTCAGCATCAGCTTGTGCCGCTGGCAGATCGACATACGCTATATATATCAGCTGGTTCTGGAGATACACTCGGCTGGAGTTACTGGAACGTATCTAATATTGACAGTGATTACAGCGCCAATAGTGTTAACAACAAATTTTCTGGCGGCGTTCCTTTTGCAATGTCTCCAATTCACGTCCGGAACGGGCAGAATCTTAATCTTAACAATCATATGGTTGAAGGTTATATCTGTTCTGCTATGGACTATGAGAATCAATTTGGTAGCATTAATAACACTAATATTTCCAACATCATGGCCACAGAGGCGCAAAGCTTCGAGAATGCCTCTATAATTGATCAAGGTGTTTTAAGAATAGGGTACGATCAGTATAGTTACACCAACCAGCACCATAACTTCAGCAACTTCATCATTAAGATGATCAGGGGTACGGATAACTCTGGCAACAAAATGGCAGCAGGAACAGATAACGGCGTCCATGGCTCTAAGATTCAGTATGCAAATTTTAGTAATGGGCAAATTATTGTAGAATCAGGCTGCGCCTTTAAATTGACTAACTCAAGCTATATCAATATTGATAACATTGTAGATAGGCTAATTGACACCACATCTGGTATTAATACTATTTATCTGAATAACTGTTCAAATATCACAATTGGTAATATACAAAGCAATCGAACCCCTACCGCATCAAAAGAAAGAGTGTATACCATAGAGGACAACTGCACAGAAATAACATGCAGGTTTCCACGCTTGGTATCAATTACAGTTAATGGCACAACAATAACTGTTAACTCTGACCGATGGAGTATGCTGAATGGGACGCCGACCGTTAATGGAAACACAATTAACATACCTCTTAAAACTCACGTCAGCACAAATGCTAAAAGGACTGCAACAATAGAAAACGTCACACTGTCAAACATTAAGTCAATAAGGGTGGCTGATGTTGACTCAAACACGCTAAGGGTTGGCTTCTGGGATACATCAGCCAACGCTCAGGCCACAATTGCAACGGTGAATAATGTGTTCTATCTGGAGTTTGTCTGCTAATGAAGGCCGCATGGATGCGGCCCTGAACTATATGCATTTTCCAATCTTAATTCCAAGAAGTACTACTGACTGTACTCCATCACTAACTACTGTAAAGTCAGAATTGCAATATATCCTTGCATCATTTGATTGCAAAATTCTATTAGCTAGTTCTTGATTGCCACTCCTATCCATTCTGTAGTTAACTAATACTCCTGATAACTTTTTCAATGTTAATGCTGACATCCAGTCATTGAAAGGGCTTGATATGAGGCCAGCTATCCCAAATATTTGAGAATTGTTTACAGCTGACATTTCCGGTTTCAGCGACCCAACAAAAGTTACAGGTACTTGTCGTAAATGGTCGTCTCCAGAGATTAATGACGCAACCCTATTAATTACCAACATGTCTTTAATATGCTGGTTTTTTATTGATGAGGTGACAACATAGAACGACAATAGAGAATTAAATAGAAGTGTTAAACATAGCGCGGAAGAAATAACTCTTGCCCCAGATAATGATATGAAAAATAAACATAAAAAAATAGAGCAACCGAAAGACGATGCCACCCTGGGAACCATGAAGCCCTCGATCGTCACTGAGCTTATTAGGGAGGATAGTATCACTGCAAATGTTGGAAGGAAAATAACAGCGATACAGAATAATACCTTTTCAATTCTGTTGTAAATGAATTCTCTTGAGCATGCAACATAAAAACATGATGCTGTTGCTATCATTAAAGATGACTTTGCAGCAAATAAACCAACGGGGCTCAAGCCTACCTTTAACATCAATAAATAATTCTTTATATTTCTATAGAGTAAACCTAACCAATCTTGTTGGTTAAAGATAAGATTTGACCTGGATGTTTGGTCAAAAAAGATGCTTGCCGCTATATAATAAATAGCCAGTGATAATGTTGTTACGGATATTGCTCTAATTAAAAAACAGAAATAACCCTCTCTATTTTTCATCGCAAGCATAACTACATACCCCATGCATAATATGCAAAATGATGGGAAGCTAGTTTGGTAGAGCGCTAGAGAAAATATAAGTGAAAGGCAGGATAATAAGTTGTTGGTTAATGATTTTTCTTTGCAAAGCACGACTGCCCATATGCATAAATAAACAGAGGCAACCATTGAAAGGTTATCATATCTGTATGACAGATTTTGAATGAAGAATGGCGTAAAGAATACGCTGGAGCAAATGAGAAGATTTAAAATTGTCTTTTTTCGAAAAATAATTTACATAGTAAAACTATGCCGTGAGACATCACAATGGTAGAAATTATTAAAGGTAAAGGCGTGATATCCACGGAATTTCTAAAATTCAATGACATCACCATGAAAATAGCGTCTGATAATGGGCGTCCTAATTGACTCCATCCCAGCCCACCAGATAGAGAGCGAGCCACGTCGTCATAATAATAATTATTAGCTAATAATATAGGCGCTACAAAAGAAAGGCATATTGCAAAAGCAACCTTGTAGGTAGCATTTGGGGAGATTTTATTTTGTAGTGATATCATTTTTTTACCTTTAAAATATATCGAGGACGCTGCTTAACCTCAGTGTAAATCCTGCCGATATACTCGCCAAGAACGCCGATTCCTATAAGCTGAACGCCGCCAAGGAAAAGGATAGAAACCAGAAGGGATGGATATCCGCGAACCGGGTTGCCAAAGGCAAGCGTGTCGACAATCATCCACGCGCCATAGAGAAATGACAGCCCGGCCACTAACAACCCAATGTACGTCCACATTCGCAGAGGAAAGGTTGAGAAGCTGGTAATACCCTCAAGCGCGAGATTCCAGAGCTTCCATCCGTTAAATTTTGTGCTTCCTGCCACGCGTTCAGCGCGCGAATACTCAACTACGTCAGTGCGTCCGCCGACCCATGACAGGACTCCTTTCATGAACAGGTTCCGCTCAGGCATTAGCTTGATGTTTTCTACTACCTCACGAGACATCAGGCGGAAATCACCGACGTTTTCCTCGATTTGTGGGTTGCTTATTTTGTTGTGCAGCTTATAGAACATTTCAGCGCTTTTGCGCTTCAGGCGACCATCAGTGGAGCGGTCTGTCCGTTTAGCCAGTACCATATCTGCGCCAGTCTGCCAGCGCTGTATCAACTGCGGGATAACATCAATTGGGTCCTGCAGGTCGACGTCGATTGGAATCACCGCATCGCCGGTGGCATGGTCAAGGCCTGCAAATAGCGCTGGCTCCTTGCCGAAATTGCGGGTGAAGGATAGGGGCACAACAAGCGGATCTGACACGGCCAGCGCATTGATAATCGACTCTGTAGCGTCTTTGCTGCCGTCATTGATAAATACGATTTCCACCTCAAACGATTTGAGCGGTTCATATTCTCTGACGGTTTTATAGAAAATAGGTATTGTGTCTTCTTCATTGAAGACAGGAACCACGAGTGAAATCTTCATTTTGCTTCCCTGAAGACAATGTATTTCGAATAGATAAACCCGCACACCAGGCTGATTGCCGAGAACACGACCAACGTAACCACGGGTGGTAGAGAGCATTCATCGGCAGCCCAGCCCACAGCCGCGCTAAGAGAGCCCATGAAACCTACGTAAAGCATGTAGCGTGTTGTGGTCGTAGAAGTGTTGAACGTAAAGCGAGCGTTTGCAAAGAAGCTAAAGCTTACCGCAACAACGAATCCGCTGAAGTTCGCCAGCGCCTGACTGGTTCCCAGCGCATAGAAGCACGCGGCAAATACCACCCAATGGATTAGCGTGTTGAGCACGCCCACAGAAGCGTACTTTGTAAAGAGCTTGAGCAT